GTGTCGGGCTACCCCGAACTCATGGAAGCGTTCATCGCCCGCGTGGCGGCCGAGACGGACATTCCCGTCACGCGGTTGGCCGGCGTCGCACCGGGCGGGCTCAACGCGAGCGGCGATAGCGAACAGCGTGACTTCGAGAAAGCGGTCAACTCGCGGCAAGAGATCGAGTTGCGCCCCGTGCTCGATCGGCTCGACCCGTTTATTGCGGCGAACGTCGGGCAGAGCGGGGTGCCGTACTTTAGCTTCGCGCCGTTGTCGCAGCTTAGCGAGACGGAACGCTGGGACATTGAGAAGAAGCGCGCCGATACATTCATGATATACGTTAACAGCGGCGCGTTCGACGTGGACGACCTCGCCGCTTCGGCACGCGTTGCCATGGCCGAGTCGGATATGTGGCCGGGGCTTGAGCCTGAAGCGGATGAGGAAGAGTTCGTTGAGCCCGATGCGGATGAGGTGTTGGGCGTGCCGCCTGTTACGCCCCCTGCGGTCGGCGAATAGCGGGCAGTTCCGCCATAAGCGCCCATCGCGCGGCTTCCAAATCCTTGAACGTCTCGGAGCACATATATTCGTGGTAGGCGCGATATGCCTCGCCGAATTGCTCCAGCAAAGCGTCAATGCGTTCCTCTTCGGTCATGCGACCGCCGCCTCGATAGCGCCGCGCGGGTCGTTCAGATAGTTGCGAAGGTCGATGCTGCGGATGACGTGGTTCCAGCCGTCGATTGATTCCAACCAGCGACCCGATTCGTCCATAACGAGCGATGCGGTTGCGCGGCCGAACGTGCCGCCCGTCGGGATCGACTTGGTGAAACGATAATCCGCGCCGGCACGATCCCAACCGTCGTTTTCGAGCGTCTCGATGAGTTGGTCCATGATGTGCATCTCTATATCTCCGTTGCTGTGCCCCCACTCTAGCAACATTGACGCCCCCGTCAATAGCTAATTTACGCACCATATGCCACACTCCGCGCTATGCCCATCAACCTCGAAGCCCTGGCCCGCGCGAACGGCGTCCGACGCAGCCGCCCGCTGCCTAACATCGTGCCGACCAAGGCGCAGCGCGACCAGCTGCGCGGCCTATACCTCCAGGTCGTCACAGCGTGGACCAACGGCGCAACCCGCCGGCTGCTGCCTGAGTATCGCGCGACGATCGCCGACACGATCCCCGAATATGAAGCGAAAGAAGGGATGCTCGCCAACGAGATCGCTGTGCTCGTCGCGAACCTCACCGTAACGGGCGGCGCGCTCGACGTGTGGGCGTCTGGCGTCGAGCGGTGGCACCGTAACCGCGTCATAAGCGGCGCGCTCAGTGCGGCGCGGGTCGACCTGTCCACGATGCTCAGCCCGTTCGACGTGCGCCAGACCGTGCAGGAAGCCATCGCTTGGAACACGTCGCTCATCCGCAACGTCTCGGAGGATATGCGGCAGCGAATCGCTAATGTGTTTTTTGCGGGCTTTCGGGCCGGTACGCCGCCGCGGACGATCGGGCGCGAGATTGCAGAGGTTGCCGGGATTGGTCGCCGCCGCGCTAATAACATCGCTGCGGACCAGACGACTAAGCTTAGCGCGGCTCTCACCCGCGCTCGGGGCGCTGAAATGCAGATCGGTGAATTTGTTTGGCGTTCATCGCACAAGCAGAATTATCGTCCCGAACATCTCGCGCGGGACGGCAAGCATTACGCGACGAGCGAGGCCGAAGCGAAGCGCACTGGGTTGCGGCCGCCGCCTGCAGATCGGGCGGGGGAACTGGTATTTTGCGGATGTACGGAGCAAATGTGGCTTCGGCTCGAGGGCGAGGCTGTTACGGCTGAGCAGGTTGAGTGACGGCCTCATAGATGCGCGCCAGAGCCGCGTTATAATATCCCTCGTCGCGCTCGATGCCGATCCAGCGACGGCCCGAGCGTTCGGCTGCTATTGCGGTCGTTCCGCTGCCCATGCAATTATCTAGAACGGTCTCGCCCGGCTGGGTATATGTTCGGATGAGGTACTCGAATAGCGCAACGGGCTTTTGGGTTGGGTGAATGCCCTTCTCGGCCGCGAACTCTAGCGTCTGGACCGGGTATCGTTCGCCGTTCGACTCGGTTACGTGGTCCGGGTTGACGTGGCCATAGTTGCTCGACTTCCGTCCTTGCACGGCGCGATAGGGCTTAAAACCCGTTCGCATTTGCGGGTTGTACGTCGGCGGCGCTTTGTAAAACACTAGCACATTCTCGGCATTCTTGAGCGGCGCTTTTTTAGCGTTTAGGAACCCGGTGCCGTTCGGCTTAATCCAAAGCCACTCATATTTTAGATGTTGGATTTGAGACGCGCCGAGCACCTTGTCGAACGGGCACTGAGCGGTCAGCACGATCGCGGCGTTCGGTTTAGCGATGCGCCAGTATTGCGCCCAGAGCGGTTCGAACGGGATGAGCGAGTCCCACTTATTTTGCGTCGTGCCATAGGGCAAGTCACATAGAATCATATCGACCGATGCGTTCCGCAGCGTCGCCATTTGCTCCAAACAATCGCCGAGCAAAAGCCGCCCGTTCCCTATTTCCATCTCAATATCTCCTCTATGCCGCGACCCTACCCAGCCCTGACACCGCCGTCAATAGCCAACCCTGCTAGACGTCGCTACAGTGCGACCCCATGAAGCTTTGCGTGTCCGATAAATTAACCACTGGCGAGTTTCGCCGCACGGCCGACGGGTATCTGTTGACCGAGGCGCGCATCGCCCGCACCGGGATGTATCAGTACGCCGGGCATGAGATGGGGCGCGCCGATAAAGCGATGCTCAACATCTATCGGCCCGAAGAAACCGTGTTTAGCGACGCGAGCATGGCGACGTGGGCGCATAAGCCGATCACGCTGGATCATCCGACCGACGACGTAACGCCCGATAACTATCGCGACCTCGCTCGGGGTATCGCAGGCGGCGAGATTAAGCGCGACGGCGAGTTCGTCGTCGTGCCGCTCATGCTGACCGACCGCGAGGCTATCGACGCGGTGCAGGCGGGCAAGCGCGGCTTGAGCGCCGGGTATGCCGTTGAAGTTGACATGACCGCGGGCGTTACGGATAGCGGCGAGGCTTATGATGGCCGCATGGTCGGGCCGATCCAAGGCAATCACATCGCCATCGTGGCTAACCCCCGCGCCGGAACATTTATCGGGGATTCGTTCCCACCCACAGAGAAGGAGGGTCCGATCGTGACCACGAAAACTATTACGTTCGACGGGCTTCCCTTGCTCGTCACCGATGCGGCTGAGGCGGCGCTTGCGAAGCGTGACGCCGCGCTCGCCGACGCTCAGGCGACCATCACCGCGCTGACCGCCGACGTTGCGGCCCGCGATCGTGACCTCGCCGCCAAGGACGCCGAGATCGAGACGCTCAAGGCGAGCGCCCCCGATCAGGCCGCTATCGACAAGCTGGCCGACGAAAAGGCCGAAGTCGTCGCACGGGCGCGCGCCATCGTTGGCGACAAGCTGGGCGATACGGCGGGCAAGAGCGCCGCTGACATCCGCCGCGCCGCCGTTGTGGCGAAGCTGGGCGACGCGGTCGCTGCGGGCAAGTCGGACGATTATGTCGCCGCACGCTTCGATGGCCTCGTTGAAGACGGCAAGGGCGCGCTGTCCGACGCCGTGACCGATGCGGCGGGCAAGACCGTTGCGAACGACGATGCTCACGCTGGCTATCTCGCCCGCATGACCAAGCGCGCTTAAGGAGCACCGAACAATGGCAATTCTTCCCACCCCCCTGACGAAGCCCGCGAAGGGCAAGCCGGGCCAGTTCCAGAATATGGAAGAGTGGAACGCTTTTACCGCGTTCGTCTCCGGCACGGCGACCAAGCCGATCGGTTTTGGTCACCCCGTTTCGCGTAACGGCGTGGCCGGCGACGGCACCGCGATCGTTAAAGCGCTCGCCACGACCGAGGTTTTCGCCGGTTTCACCCGCGAGAATATCACGACCGCCGGAACGACCCAGACCGTTTATGCCGATGGCGAAAAGATCGGTGTTGCGGACGAGGGCGTTATTTTCGGCGCACCGGCTGGCGCTGCGCTTTCCGCGCAGGGGCTCGTCTGGTGGAACCCCGCCGATAATACGTTTCGAGCGGCAACGGGCACGGGCTTCATGCTGCTCCCCGGCTGTCGTTATGACCAGCCCGCCAAAATCGGCGAGCCGGCGGTC